TATATGCTGAACATTGGTGTGAACATAAACCAAGTGTTACTATATACTATAAAGAAAAGGAATTTTTACTTGCTATGTCTTGGGTGTATGATAACTTTGAGTCTATGAGTGGAATTAGTTTTCTACCACATACAGACCATATATATCAAGATGCTCCGTATGAGGAGATAGATGAGGAAAAGTATAAAGAGTTATATAAAGAAATGCCTAAAGACATTGATTGGACTGAGCTTAATGAGGAGCTTGACTATACTACAAGTAGTCAAGAGTTAGCTTGTACTGCGGGAGCTTGTGAGATTTAGAACTTAAAACCACCACTACTTCCACTAAAGTCAAATCCACCCGCGTCTCCACTAAAGTCGAAACCGCCACCACTTTCTGGATTGTCTATGACGTAATGTAGCCACCTACCTACTATTGGTACGTATTTAAGTGGGTCAACTACTTTATCTAAATCTCCAGTAGCCACTCCAGTACCCACATTAATTGCTATATCACCAGGAACGGTTATTCCAACAGGAGTAAGGTCTACTATTCCCTGATAATGTATTGTTTCGGGGTCAAATCCCATTACCTTTATGGTGTTTTTAGCAATCTCTTTTACAAGTAAAGGGTCATTTTCTAAGTTTTCATTAAAAGTATCTAACGCTTCTTTATCTCCACTTAACACATCTTTTACTAAGTCTTTTAATGCCGTAGATGTTGCGTTAGCACCACCTACTATTGCGGTGTACCTCATAGCGTCAGCAGTAGCACCTACATAGTCTCCTTGAGACGCTTTTCTTCCTATTGTTTTACGAACTAAGTCTACTTGTTTTAAAGCAAATGTCTTTAATTGATATAGTAATCTTCCATTTGGTATAGATAAATACTTTTCTGGTAGTGAGGATAACGCTATCGGTTGAGCATCAAGTAATTCATTAAAAGTTACATAATTCATGTTATCTGTTACTGTACCAGATTGTTTAAAATTTTTAAAGTCGTTTACTAACATATCTAACTCTATGTCATTAAACGAATTTTTAAACCTAGCTCGAAATGCAGATTCCATTTTAGGACTGTTACTCATTTTAGACCATTTATTAATAGATGCGTTTATATTTGCATTTTTCCCTAACATATCAATCGCTCTAAACCCCCCTTTTCGTAATGAAAAGTCTAAAGCTTGTCTAGAAAAATTGTTTACTGCGCCTTGATGAGTTAATTCTGCCATAACATCAGTACCAAAATTTTCATATCTTACTGGATTTTTACCCGCTAATTGTTTGACAATTGCTACTCCTGTATTCCAAACACCATGAAGATACATAGAAGTTCCTATATCTCCTAGCTGAGTCATTGCAGAGTGGGGATTACCTAGAGTAGTCATATAACCAAAATCTCTAGCTTTTTGAACCAACCAATCACTTCCTTTTTCTCCACCTACAAACCTAGCTTGTAATAACTCTTTAATTTCATTAGAAGAACCAGCTCTTAAATCTCCATCTCTTTCTAATTTAGCTACAATATTACCTATACTATCTTTTACTATTTCATCATCTGCTAAGTTAGTACCGTCTACTCTCTTACCTAAAAATTTTCTTATTTGAGTTTGATGGTTTACTTTCGTGATGTAGGCAGTTAATGCGTGGTCTGCTGTATCATAATGTTTGATTAAATCTCCATCAATTTCATCAATAATACGTCTTTTTTCAAAATCTAACTTTCTAACTACTTTATTGTTTTGTGGTTGCAAAAACCAAGAGTTTGCCATTTCAGCTACTTCAGTATCAGATAACTTTCTACCTATCAATTGTTCTTTAGTTTGAATTTTTTGTCTTAAACCACTCATCATTTCAACAGCATCAGCAGTTCCACCCTCTTCTACCTCTTTCATTGCTTTATGCAATGCAGAATGTTCGTTAACTTGTCTAGGAAAATAATTTTCTTGATACCTAATAGTACCAGTTTCCTCTAACAATCTAAATTTTTCATCTAACATTGGAACTATTTTAGCATCAAACTCAGTAGCCATAGACGGGTTTCTTTGTCTCATAAGCTCTCTAGCACCATCAAAATTTTTATTATTTAAGTGTTGTGTTAATCTTACTTGTACCTCTTTGGGCAATTCTCTAAACTGACCTAACCACACATTAACATTATCTAAATCAACTTTCATTGATTTAGCAGTCTCATATTCTAATCTTACCATTCTATCTGCTAACTTTGGAGATAAATCGTGTAGTCTAGTTAGTACTGGAGTTATCCATTTATCTACTCCTTTTGTAAAAAAACGATTTTTTGTTCCTTTCCAAATATCATTAGTATAAGTTCTTAATTTATTTGTTTCTCTTGTTTTATTATAACTATTAACAATAACTCTTTTTCTATAGTCGTGTACTAATTTTCCTTCTTTAATACTAAAAGTTCCAGGATACCTCGGAATAGTTTTTAACAACGGGTCTATTTTTGCTACATCTCCAGCATTATTAATATTATGTATTTGATTTAAAAACCCATGCTGTAAATCATATTCGTTATAAGCTACTCTCATAGCAGCATCAGGGTTCATATTTTCTGTGGCAACAAGCTCATCTCTTCTTTTTGTTATTCTTTCTATTATTTTATTTGCTTTACTAACCTGTCGTTTCTTTAACCAGTCTTGACCTTTACCCCCTGTTACTTTTTTATCTGTGGCTTTAACAAACAAACCAACTTTTTGTAAACCTTCCATGAATAATTTGCCACCAATTAAATTAACTGGGTCTAATATTAAATCAGCAGCTAAACCTAAAGTTACAGTATGACCAGCTCGTAATGTTGGGTTTCTAGCATAGAATGTTATTAATGGATTAAATGTGCCGTCAGGAGCTGTAGCAATAGCTTCAAATTGTCTGTCAAGTAGCTCCATAAAACTAGATTTTTCTTTTGTATCTGCATCATTCCAAACTTGTTCTATATTTTCTCTAGTTACTGCTAATCCTTTTCCTTCTAAAAGACTAATCATACCAGCTCTTAATGTTTCACCAGGCGCTAATACATTATTCCAAAAACCAGTTCGGTCATCTTGTTCTTTTTGCTGTTGTTCTTTCTCCTCAAGTAAGAACCTATCAACTCGTGCCTCTACTTCTTCTTTAGTCTGTCCACCAGGTATTGGAACAGTACCTAATGCAGTTCCATCCTGTAAATTCCATTTATGATTAAATATTTGGTCTTCTGGAGCGGTAGCAATTTCATCCCAATCTATGTGAGGGTTTAAATCTTCTTCAGCTTGAGCTGCTCCAGCACCAACTACAGCACTACCACCAACAACTTTTTTAGTTAATTTAAAAACTTTATTATTAGTTTTAGAACCTATAACTTCAACATTAAATTTCTTGTTTAGTTCTTTTAACATAAATTCGTTTCCTTCAGAAACGCTCATGTCTTTAAAAATACCTTTTCTAGGAGAAACTGGAAGATTGGCTATAACTTGACCAGTATCAGATAAAGCTGCATCTATTTGATTTAATGTTGTATTAAGCATTTTTTTAGAGTTTTGTACATTTAATACATTAGAAGCAAATATATTTTCATGTTGTCTAGTTAATGCTGATTCTGAGCCTGGTATATTAAAATCATAACTGGAAATATCATCATATCCAGCATCTTTTAATGCCTGTGTTTGAGGTGGGACACCTGTTTCTGGATTAGGTTTACCTGCACCAAAATTAAGTGTTGATTTGGATTTGTCTATAGGAACTGCAGAAATATCAGGACGATGTTTACCTAAAGCTATTTGACTTATAACAGAATTAGGACCAACACTACCCGTACCTCTGGCAGTACGTTGAGCTGTTAATAAATCTTCTGCAGATATACCTATTTTCTTTTGTATAGGCTGCATTGCTTTAGGCAATTTAGATAATACTGAAAGTACCATTATAAATCCTTAACGTTGAATAGGTGGTTCTGGTTTCTTATTTTTAGGCAATGCTTTCCATCTATTAAACTCTTCTTGACTTACTAGACCTGCATCTACTAAAGGTTGCATATTATTTGGGTCTTTATAGAACTCTATAGCTTTCATTATACGTTCATTTTGACTCATTTGACGTTCACCTGGCTCTTGTGAAACCTTATATTTTTCTGCTTGAAAAGCAATTAACACTTTCATATAATTTTTTGCTTCTTTAATGTCTGGTGAATCCATACCAAGAATTGTAAATCCCTCTAAATTAAGAGCATCATCCCATAACCCACTGTTATCCATCATGTCTACTACTGCACTTACAGCCTTAATATCACCTTGAGTTATATCAGAAGGAGCTTTAAATTTACCTTCAGCTATTTCTTTTTTAGTCTGATTATCTGCATTGTTTATTAATATTTTGGTTGCAAGGTCTTGACCATGTGCTTTTTTATCAAACCCAAACTTTTCTCTTTCAAATTTATGTTTAGCTTGGTCTAGTTGGCTATCCATGTACATTTTATTTTTTTCCATGTTTACTTTTTCTTGTTCAATAGCCCTCAGTTCATCTCTATCTGCATCAGTTAAATTATTATTTCTTTTCTTTTCAGCTAACTCTTCCTCACGCGCTTTTAGATTCCCTTCCTGTGTTTTCATATCAGAATAAACTTTTTCTATATCTGCCTCGTTAGCTGCTCCTCTTGTTATATTATCAATAACTTTTCCCATAGTGTCTGCATTTGTTTCTGCTTGTCTACTCCATGTCCAAGCTGTTTTTGCTTCTAACTCTTTTGATTCTAGTCCTGTTTTCTCAATATCTTTTTCAGCTTGAGTTTTAGAAAGTCTAGCAGTAGCTGCTTGGTCTCTTAAAGCAATAAATTTTTGAGCTACCTGTAAATTATTCATTCTATATGCTTCATCAGCAGCAGCTTGATAATACTCTTCTGTACCAAAAGGTATATGTTTTATAGCCTCTGTTATTTTTTGCTGTTGCTCTGCTGCTTGAACTTCAGGTGGTACGTGTCCAAACAAACGCTGTATTCCTTCAGTAATATCTTCTCTTCCAGCTCTTTGTCTTTGAAAGCCTAATCGTATAGGGTCTACTCCAGCAGTTGCTGCAGTCTCTGCTATTCTACCTGCTTCTTTTTCTTTTTCAAGTCTTTGATATACTTGAGCTGGACTTTCAAATAATTCGCCTGCCATTACGTTTCCCCTATCTTATTATTTGTGGTCTTAAACTACTGAATGGGCTTGGACCACCAAATACAGCATTAAATGCACCTTGTGTATTACCAAATCCTGTAGGATTAAATAATGATTGGTTAGGAGCAGGATTTATTGGTGGTGTTCTACCACCAGTAAATATATCTCCTATACCACTAGTAACTCCTTTAAATATTTCAGATACTAATCCAGAATCTGCTGCAAATTTCTCTGCTTCAGTATCAAAGTTTTGTTGTGCTATAGCCTGATTACCTTGAGCAGCAATTTGCCCTACCTGCCGTGCTTGGTCAACTTGACCTGGACCTATATTTTCAAATTCTACTAATTGTTTTAATGCCGATGATTCTAGTCCTTTTAATCTATCTTCTTCTGCTTGCGCTCTATCAAAAGCTGCTAAATCTTGTTGCGCTCTAGATATTGCAGCGTTAGATGCAAATCTACCTAGCAAATCTCTACCACCTGGAGTCGCAAGAACTCCTCCACCTTGAGCATTTAATTGGTCAAATAAAGCAGTACGTTCTGTTTGAAACTGTTGGTCAAATATTTGTTTTAGTAATGCTTGTTGCTCGTCTATTTGTCCTTCTCTATCAAATCCTTGTAAAGCTGCAGCTTCTCTATCAAACAGTCCTTCAAAAGTTCCTCTTCGTCTTTCTCCTAAATCAGTAAAATCAGACGTTACGTCTATCTCGCTACCAGTCACTTTTTGTTTAGTACTAAATAGAGGATTAGCAATAGTAGTACCTGAGGGTAAAAACCCTCCTCCAGTAGCTCCTGGAGTATTTCTACTAAGTGTAGGTGCATCAGGAGCAAAAGCTCTACCTAGTAAATTCCCTGCTAATGATGTACCTAATGAAAATAGTGGATTTATTGCTTGTGCGCCAGGTATTGGTAAAAAAGACAGTGCGGCACTACCTAAAGGACTATTAAATAAACCACTTGCGGCTTTGCTTATACCACCTACAGCCTTACCTATACCACCAGCCACTGAACCAATAGCATCACCTATGAATCCCATTATACTGTCCTCTCTATTTTATAATATACCTTATTATTTATCTCTTTAATTTTTTTCATTCCGTATCTCTTTTTTAAATGTTTATATAAACTATTATTATGTAATTTAGTATTTCCTACATAATTATTATCTTTAGAAATATGTATATTTACTTCTTTATATTTATCTAAAATAGTATTAATAACTTTTTTTAGTAGAAATCCCCACTTACCTCTAGCTTTATTTGAAATATAAACATGAAACCAAGACTTTTCACATATAAAACCACCATAACATCTATTATTTTCGTCTACCACAGATAGATATTTATCATGTTTCTCTAAATCTTTTACTAATTGGTCAGGATTATAATTTGCCCAATATTCTCTTTCTTTATTATCTTTAGCTATAGTGTATAATAGTAATGCTTTTTCACCAGGGTCTTTTAATTCTATAAGAGACAATTTCATTTTATTCCCAGTTTTCTTTTTCGTCTCCAAACATACCTTCTACTTTCTTTTTATTTACTCTATAATTCAGATGCTTATATACAATACTAACAACTAAAGAACAGAAAGCAATTCCAATAGCAAATAAAGTTGAGTAGTGATTTACATAAGCTGCTACACAAGCCCAACCACTACAACCATAAGTAATAAAATCTATACCTTTAACAATAGCTTCTGGGTGTTTAATAATCATTACTCTTCCCGTATATCGTTATTATTATGGTACCCTTGTACTGTAAAGTCACTATCGTCATTTGGGTATTCCAATTTTAAATGTCGTACTCTTAAATATTCATATAGAAGTACATATCCCTTTTTCTTTGTGTACCATAGAGCCATTGAGTACCCAAACATAATTAACCAAGGACAGAATACTGCACAAAATATAACTAAATTCCATTGACTATCACCATCCATATGAATATATGGGGATAGTACAGATTGTAATAATATCTGTGTTAATGCACCCATAGGCGCACCAATTATTATTGCACTAACTAGACTTTTTTTGTACGTCCACGGTGGATTCTTTTCTTGCCTGTTTATACGCTTTAAGTAAAGCTGGATATATATACCGATGAGGGTATTTATTAAGCAGGGAAGAAATAGTATTATTAGATACGCGTACCATGGTATGTCTGCCATCAGGGTTTATCTGGGAACACAATATCGTCTGGATTCGATTCAGATGCAGGTAAGTCTCTTAAATTTTGCCTATAAGCCGTTTGTGCATCTGACATAGTTAAGTCTGAACTAGCCCACCAATCACATTCTCGTAGCAACGCATCACGTTTACTTCTTATAGTTATCCACTTTTCATCAGTCGTGGGTTGCATTGAGGCAATAGCATTTTTCTCTGCCTGAGTATATTCCCTTTCAGTTCTTTCACCTGTTGACACGTTGAATTGTTTTACATCTGCCATTTAATTTTCCTCATTCATAAGAAATTGAACACGCACCAGCATCAAAATCATCTGCACTTACTGTGGTAAGTCTAACGCTATCAAGTACTGCCGATAGTGGCTTTATCCCACACCCCTGTACAGTAACAACAGCGTCTGACCGCCCAACATTACCATGCCATGTCCATGTGTTTGTCGAACTGTTCTGCAATGTCAAAACCATTGCTCCATTATATGTTGCGGCCGCACTACTATTTTGCGCGAATGGGAAAAGTGTTGTAAATGCGGCAGATGTGGATGCGGCTTCTCCCACAGCGACATAACCAGAAGTTTCAAAGCCGTCTGTGTCACCCAACTGGACACCAAGAACACTACTCCCATCTGTTGAAACCCCATCTAACATAACTGTTATTCTTTTTACACCAACAGGTATTCCTGTGAAATCTATTGCAGTAGTGCTTGTGGTTGCTTGTTCAGCAGTTAAAGTAATACCATTTATTCTATGGTCTGTACCTGCATCATCTGTATGATACAAGGAACTTGGTGTATCTGACTTAACCCATATTTGTCCTTGTGCCGCAGTTGACGAACCAGCAGAAGCGGCCTCGCCAAGATGTAATTGAGTGGAAGTTATTTTACTCATTTTGGATATTTCTCCTTAACAGCAGTTCTTTTAGCTTGAAGTGCCTCTAAATCATCATCAAGAATTGCGTGGACACATTCTTCTATCGTTGGGTATTCCGACATACGTTTAGTCTTATAATCAGAGTCATCAAAATTCTTCTTTGCCTCTGCTTGAGCCGTAGCAATATTATCTTTTTCTTCTTGGGTATAGGAGCGTGTTGTCTTTTCCCCCGTTTGTACGTTTACTTCAATTACATTAGACATATTATTTTCCTATTGATATTGAATGTTGATTGCCCCTGCATCGAAAGTATCACTTCCACTTACAGTGGTTATGCGTAATTGTGTTAATTCAGAACTTAGCGACTTGCCTCCCGCTCCTCCATCAATAACAATTCCATGATTCCTCAGACCATCTGCAACCCAACTAAATCCAGAGGCATCTTCCAAGTAAAAGTTCATAGTTCCGTAGACTGCGTCTGCTGATCCTGCTGCATCATTAAATATAAACCCAGCAGTAGACGCTTGTGGCGTAGCGTTTAGTGATAGAACACCACCCCTTGAAACGTACCCCGTTGTCTCTATGCCTACAGAATCACCTAACTGCACAAGCCAAGCACCTGCACCTGATGCAGAAAGTGCAAAAAACATAACCGTTATCCTCTTTACACCAGAAGGAATATCTATGAAATCAATAGCCGTACCACCTGTTGTGGTATTTTCAGTTCCTAATGTGATGGAATAAGGATTCGCCCCTGCTGCATTTTCGATCTCTTCGGTTACAATTTTTGCGCTTTGAATTTGTGTTGCCATTATTTATTCCTTTGGGTATTTATCTTTAGTAG